CGTTTTCAAGCTGAAGAAGCAAGAAAAGCTGAGACAGAGTATAATAGTGCTATGGATGCAATGATGAATGATTTTATCGAAGCACATCCAGAGTTAGGTCAAGATCAGTTAGCAAAGATTGCTGCTTTTGGCGATGAGAGAGGCATCACCTTTATAGAGGATGCCTATAATGTTTGGAACATTCAGAATCAACCCGTTAAGGATTCTGCAAACCCAGAGATAGACAAAGCTAAAAAAGCAACGGAAGCAACAAAGATACCGACCACACTGTCTAATGTTAGTACAGGAAACGAGTCGGACACAGACTACGATAGTCTAACACCAGAGCAATGGGCAAATCTATCTCCCGAAGTTCGCAAGAAAGCCTTAATGGAGGTTAATTCTGGATTTTAATTAGGAGAAAAAAATGGCTACAGTTTCTTATAAAGAAGGCCCTTTTGATTCAGCTTCTGGTTTCGGGAATACATCTCCTGGTAGTAGTTCAATGCCACCAGGTGTCAAAGCTGCTATGATTGATTGCTCTGTACAAAATATGAGTGCAGGAGATATTTTAGAAGCGATAAAAATACCTGCAGGTTCAATTATTGTTGAAGTTGGTATTTCTATTCTCGTTGCAGAAGGTGGAACAGCAACAGCAGATGTTGGTTTTACTGGCGATGGCCCAGATGGATTCCTTGATGGAGTTGATCTTAACGCAGCAGTCGGTATTACATATAATAGCTTAAACGCAGCAACAGGTGCAGACACCTACTCAGGTGGAAGGTACCAAGCCTCTGAAGATACCATTGATGTAAAATTCGTTAATGCTATGGATGCAGGTAAGTATGTTGTCTGGTGTAAGTTCTTTAAAACTAATCTTAACTAATAGGAGTCTATAATGGCAGCAAATTGGGCATCAGGCCTACAGGTTTCACGATGGGCGAAAGAACTCCAGAGTGAAGTTAGTAAAGGAGTTTACTTTAGTAAATTCATGGGTGAAGGACCAGGAAACGCTATTCATGTTAAGCAGATGGAAGAAGGCAAAGGTAAAGATGTTACTTTTGGTTTAGTAAATCAGCTTACAGGAAGTGCAATTACTGGTGATTCATCATTAGAGGGTAACGAGCAATCGCTATCTACCTTTTCAAACACAGTTAGCACTAATCAAAAAAGGTTAGCTGTAAGAGATACAGGTAAATTCGCAAACTCTAAAGTGCTTTATGATTTTAGAAGCACTTCCCTAGATCTTCTTAAAACGCAATATGCAGAACTTATCGATGCTGATATTTTCTCTGCACTATCAGCAACAAGTGGTACTCATGCGTATTACAGAGCAGATGCTTCTGCTTCTGTTTATGCGACAAGTGACCCTAAAGCTGCATTAGCCGCTGCTGATTCTATCACTTTAGCTGATATTAGTGCATTAAAAACACTAGCTCAAATCGGTGGATCTGCTAACTACAGAATGAGACCAATTCGTGTAGACGGTAACGACTACTATGTATTGGTATTGCATCCTGAAGTTGCTTATGACTTATTTGAATTAGATGAGTTTCAGCAAATTCAGCGTGAAGCGCAAGTTCGTGGAGATGATAATCCATTATTCAAAGGTGCTTTAGGTATCTATAATGGAGTTGTTATCCACGCTCACGAAGGTGTAAACACTTTCGATAACGGCGGTGGTGCTGCTGTAAAAGGTTCAAGAAACCTTTTCATGGGCGCACAAGCAGCTTGTTTTGCAGAAGCTTCTGATATGATGTGGGTAGAAAAGACCTTTGACTATGGAAACCAACTTGGTATTTCAGCATCAAAGATCTATGGTGTAGACATTAGTGACTACAACAGTAAAGACTACGGTGTTATTCAGTATGTTTCAGCAAGGACTGATCTAAGCTAATCAATAACCTTAGAAGAAGAGGGGGACTAACCTCCCCCTCTTTATTGGAAATATTATGACCTTATCAGAAATAACAACAGAAGTCAGAAATATTACAGGTGTAGACTCTACATCTGTTTTAGCTGATTCAATTATACACGACCTTATCAACGAAGGTCATTTTCAGCTTTGCGATGAAGCTAATTTATTACAAGGATATGCAACTCGTAATTCAGTTGTAGATCAGAGTGAATATCAAATGAAAGATAGTAATACATTAGTTACAGACTGGACATTAAATCAGAATAATTTAGACGGTGCAATAAGCACAAGTCTATCTTTAGAGTCAATGACTCGTATATATAGAGTAGATTATGATGGTAGCATCTGTCAAAGAATTGGTATTAATGAGATTAATGATATTGCAGATGATTCCTCTATGAGCAATATTACTACAGATAAAGCATTTTACATTCATGAGGATAAATTAGGAATATTTCCTACTCCTACTGAAGTAAAAGAAATAAAAGTATATTATTATTATGTACCACATAAGATGTTCATTGATTCAACAGTTGATGTTTCAAGTGGCTCTACAGATGTCACTATGGATTCAACGGCTGATGTCAGACCAGGTATGTCAATAGTAGGTGCAAATATTGCAGATAATACTATTGTAAGAAATATTACTAATTCTACTACTATCGTTATCACAGCTAATGCTACAGGTTCTGCATCAAATCAATCAGTTACTTTTGGTAAACCAGAGATTGATGAGCGTTATCAAAGAATATTAATTTACTATCCTTGTTGGAGGGTTTCAGAAAGACTTAGAGACCTAAATTTAATTTCATATTTTAAAAATGAATGGTTAGAGCAAAAACAGCGAGTAATACTTGAAAGACAGTCCAGAGATGGAAGTACAGTTCTAACTGTTCCATACAATGACTTTTAATGGCTAGAAAAACTATAAGAGATTTTTCAGGTGGCTTAGTAAGCTATCAATCTGAGTTAGATATATCAGATAGTCAGTTCCAAGAGTTTGATAATGCTATCAATACTAAGCGTGGTAGTATTACAAAAGTTGGTACAAGTAGTGCTAAATCTTCACAAGCCTTTTCAGAATCTTCTTCATTATTTCTTGATACAAGCACAGAATTTCTTCGTTATCGAACTGAGAAAGATGGTAGTGGTAATGATAAAAGCACTGAATGGTGGGTAGTTGCTAATACTGATAAGGTATATAGGGCAGATGTTGCAGAGGGAACTTCAGGTTCTTGGACAACAGTAAATACTTATTCTACTTTAGGCAGTGAATTAATTACTAATGGTTCTTTATCTACAAGTAGTTCTTGGACATTTGGTACTGGTTGGGCATTTAATGCAGGTGAACCTCCATCAGTCCCTGCTCATGTTTCTTATACTCGTAGTTCTGGTGAAGGAGCATTATCACAAACCAATGCTGATATGGCAGGGAGTTTGGAAAAAAATAAAATTTATAAATTACAATTTACACTGTCTAATATTACAGGAGCAGGAAAAGTAGAATTAAAAGTTCAGAGTGCAGATTTAAGCGAAACATATATTGATACAACTAGACTTTTAACAGGTACAAATACTTTTTACTTTTCTCCAAAAATAAGCAATGCAGGTATCGCATTTTATTCAGTGGATTATTCAGGGTATGATACTTATAGAATAGACGATATTACCGTTAAAGAAGCTCCTAGTCATGATCTTTTAGTACATAATCAGATACTAAGAATCAGCGATGGTTCTTTTGTAAATGACCCTAAGTGGTATGGACATATTAAAAGAGATATTTTTGGGCAAGGACAATCAAGAACTCAATTTCGTTTTAGAGAACCTCCTATGGCAGCATCAGTAAATGAATGGGTTTTAGAAGATACAGAGCTTACAGCACCAGTAGTTGTTCCTTTAGAATACGCTTTTGATCAAGGTAATGTAATTAATGCAGTAAATGAAGTAGGTATATTTGTATATTCTCCTTCATCAAGTTCTTTAGGATTTGGAGCTTCTTCTGTTGATGATACTTTTACAAATAAAGATAAATATACCGTTACATTTATCTATGACTATATACAAGAAAGTGAATTAGGAAGAGATGCTAATGGTGACATCGGTGTATTTTCACAAAATGATGTTGATGCTGATGGTAAGTTATATCCAGGCATACAATTAGTTATAGATACGGGTACAGACCTTGCTCGTTGGAATAAAAGAATTACAGGTATTAATTTATATTGGCAACCTGCAGATGATGTAGACTGGTACTTAGTTACTACTTATGATATACAAGATGGTTTTTCAGATGATCCAAGAGCAAAAGATTCTTCAGTAACTACTGCTATTCGTGGTCAAATA